GGATGTGATTGAGATGACACAGACTATCGGTCGTGTATTGCGTACAGGCAACCAATCTAAGGCGTTTGGTTTGTGTGTCGTGCCTGTATACTCTCAGGTTGGTGTTGCTACCGAGCGAGCATTGCAGTCGGTTGTTGATACCGTCTTCGAGAAGGGTGAGATGTTAGATAGTGTGGTGCGCCGATGAAAATTACTAATCGTATGATTCTTGAATATCTTCTGAAACTGACAGAAGATAAGTTGGATGATAGTTTTGATGAAACTTTGGAAACTTATCATAGGAATAGAATAAAACCCGCTTCCTGGTCATGATGACTGTGCCACCTCGCAAACCGGTCTACTCATCCACACAACACGCCTAAGGGTCTGCTATGATTGTATCAACAAACAAAACACCGATGCCATTCCTCTCCGAGTTCCTGACTACTTCATTCCAGAATGTTCGCAGCAAGGATCGCACTGATGAACTGCACAAAGCATTGTTAAATGAGATTCTCAACGTTAATCCTGAGATGGCAGAATATCGTTGGGAGTTTGAATATAAGATCAATGACGCTTTTGGTGGAACGTTTCAGGTTGATATGGTAGGATTTGATACTGATGATATCATAAGAATTGTAATTCTTGATAAAGCATATCAAAGCAGTGTTAATAAAAATATGAAGAATTATGCAAATACTACGATTGGTGAGTCAGCACGACTCTGTTATGCCTCTGATTGTAATAAACTTGATAAAATCTTGTTTGTGAGTGTTATGCCTCGTTTAGCACCTATGTTTACAAAAACAGGAAATGTTAAAGGATTTGATAATGTGGTGAGATCTAAGAATCGCACTAAGATTGAAAACGTTTTACAGGATCAATATGGTGATAAAGTTAATGTCATTGATCTATATTATGATATTGAAAATGTCACTGAAATGAAGAACCAAACGGATTATAATACAATCAACCCGATCAACCTTACCCCTATGCCAGTTGTTTGAGCAGTATGAATAGAATTTTCAAAGGAAAATGTTTGGATGTTATGTCTACACTTCCTGATGGTTGTGTAGATATGATTTTTTGTGATCTTCCATATGGAACAACACAAAACGATTGGGACTGCTTGATTTCATTTGATGAATTGTGGGCACAATATAATCGTATCGTGAAAGAAAATGGTGCGATTGTTCTTACTGCACAACCACCGTTCGATAAGATTCTTGCATGTTCTAATTTGAAATATTTTAAGTATGAATGGATCTGGGAAAAGAATAAAGCAACAGGGCATCTTAATGCGAAGAAAATGCCAATGAAAGCCCATGAAAACGTGCTGATATTTTATCGTAAGTTGCCAACTTACAATCCTCAGATGACAACAGGTCATAAACCGATGAATGCAGTGCTGCCACGTGATAACATGCCTGCACCAGATAAAAAACGCAATTATAATCACGTTGATAAGAGACTCGGCAATTCTGATGGTAGAACTATACGTTACCCTCGTGACATTTTGAAGTTTTCTGTCGTCAACAATGACAATCCTTTGAAGTTTCATCCAACACAGAAACCAGTTGAAATGATTGAATACTTCATTAAAACATATAGCAATGAGGGTGATGTTGTGATGGATAATTGCATGGGATCTGGTTCTACTTGCATTGCGTGTATCAATACAAATCGTCAATACATTGGCATTGAAAATAGTGCAGAATACTATGAAAAAGCAGATGAATGGATTAACAAGACTACCAATAATCCTCTCTTAAATGCAATGAATTGATACCAGTTCTACAACTGTCCACTACCACTTGACTTTCACCCCATTCCATGGCATACTAATAGTATGAAAAACACACACCTCCAACACGCGGAAGACTCCATCCTGACGGGTGATCTCTCAGTTCTAGATTGGTTCACAGCAGAATCACACTTATCAGTCAAGATTGACGGAGCTCCCGCTATCGTTTGGGGTACTAATCCTGCTAATGGTAAATTCTTTGTTGGCACAAAGTCTGTGTTCAACAAAGTCAAGATCAAGATCAATCACTCGCACGATGAGATCGAACAGAATCATTCTGGTGAGGTAGCAATCATTCTCCATGCTTGTTTTGCTAATCTTCCACGAACAAATCGCATTCTTCAAGGTGATTTCATTGGCATTGGAGGTGATGACACTTATACCCCTAACACTATTACATATGTTTTTGATGAGATAATCGATCAGACTATCATTATTGCACCGCATACAATCTACACAGCAGACAAAGATCTGCGTGATGCTGTTGCTCACCCTCTTCAATATCTTCCATACAAAGACAGCGATCAGGTCAAATGGGTCCATCCTAAGTGTTGGGTAACTGATGCTGATTTCAGTCAGAAGATTGCATTCGCACGTCAAATGTCTACCACGTGTGAGTTCTTGGAGTCTAAGGATTCTGCATCGCTTCAAAAACAATTCAATGGCATCATTCGATCAGGTCTTAACATCGACGACATTACACTTGATGCCCTTGCATATGCAAATCAAGTCGATGTAAATACGCTGCGTTTGTGGCAGTTAGTAGCATCAATCAAAATGGATATGCTGATGCTATGTCGCAACAATGGTCCCAGAGCATATGTTGACGGACGCCAATGTCGTGGCGAGGGTTATGTCATGATCAATCAGTTTGGTGTGTTTAAACTCGTTGATCGCTTTCAATTCTCTCGTGCTAACTTCAATAACGAAAAGTTTGCAAATGTTTAGTAATGAAGATTGACATTGCTGGCAGAATCATAGGATCGTTTCTTGTGGTCACTGCATATTTCATCATTCTCCATGTGAATCTATCATTGGGAGTGATTATGCAGTTCATTGGTGATGCTATCTCAGTGCCATTCTTCATCAGAACAAAATCGTGGGACGTGGTAATCATGCTCTCTTTCTTATTAATCATCTCATCTACTAAATTGTTTTCACCTCTATGAAATGGGAAGTCAAGTTGTATGTTGGTGGCACAATTTTCAAAGAGGAAGTACATGCTACTAGTCATAAGGATGCCAGAGAGACAGCTTTGGCACGAAATCCTACTGCAAAGGTGATAGGAGTCAATCCAATCGTGGGAAGTTAGCATCATTTAGTGATTTTTCCATATCGGGAGTTACGGGGATGACGTAACACCCGTTTCAAACGAAAATATCGAAAAATCAGTTTACATCATCCCCAGATCCCTTGCCACCGCTGGTGGACAGTTGGTCAAAGTGTCCACTGATCCCCCCACAGGGGTCAAAACCGTGTATTATTAAAGAGTCAAAGGAAAACACCACATGCAAATTTCAAACTCTGCCGTCGTCGTTGATTTCTTCCCTGAGGCATTCATCGCTGAGTCTGATGACATCAAAGGAATGAAAGTTACCGTTCGTCGTTTCGTCAAACGTGTTTATTTCCGTGGCAGTAATCAGAACTCATACAGCACTATTGGTGCTATTGACTTCAAACATGAGATTGCTTCACGTATTGCCAAAGGTGCTGAGGTTACTGGTTTCAACGTTGACAAGATGCCTCGCTCTGAGTATGCTCCCATGGCATGTGTGGGTTGATTAATGAAATTTACTCTCGTTCGTTTCAAAGGTCGTTGGGTGAAAGTATCGAACAAACTATCACCCCCAACTAACTGGGTTACAGTTATCAACTCACCCCACACTAACTAACATCATGCCAACTGACTTCCCAATCTACAAGAAACAACTCCCACAAATCTGGATGGAAGATGGTAAGTTCATCATCGAATCTGACTCGTTTCGATATGTGATTGAGGATGACTTGAAACTCCTATTCAAGTTATGCAGACGATTCAAGACCGATGCAATCAAGCAAACATATGTCACTAATTAAACAATATCTCTACAATCTCCTTGAACCCTCAAATCCTGGACCCACATCCCCCGATAGTATGCAAATGCGGCAATCATGTCGCGATGCCTATCAAAAAAGCGATGTATGTTGCTCTGACAGAGTTAGGAACAAAGAACGAGATGAGGAGATTTCGTAATCACTCAACGGCATGGACTTACATCCGTGCAATATGCAAAAAAGAGAAATCTATGCTAAAATGATGAAGTCAACCCTATCGAGATCAATGCTCAAAGTTACACTCTCACCCGATCAAATCGATCTGATCACCTATTGCTTAGAGCAACAGGAATATGACTTTGATGAGATCGAGGTTAGAGACTATCAGGACATTCTTAAAGCAATCAAGTTCCCAGAACCCGCAAACTGATGTTATTCACTTCCGGCAGATCAATGAACTATCCTACACAGGACGTTTTTGACTTCTTCACATCGCAATTTCCCATCCAAAGTGATGTTGAGGTATTTCACACCGATCTTAGTTCCGAAAACGCCCTAGGGTTCACCGAAACAAATGGAAATGAGCAATTTATACAGATTGATAAAAACTTGAACGAATCGGACTATATTACTACTTTATTGCATGAATTAGTGCATGTAATACAAAACGAGTCAGGCATTTTGACTGAAAGAGTGAGAGAAGATCAAGCATATCACATGGAGAGTATACTTTACGACCGTTGGTGTGACAGTCGCCAAAGAGGTCTAAGCCCCGTTGCGTGACGCCCAAAATCGTGTATTATTAAAGAGTCAAAGGAACACCACTCAAACCACTCATGCGCAAGATCGAAACCCAGATGAACGCCGCTATCCAATCCAACGCCAATTGGCAGTCAGGAAACACGGCAGTTTATTTTGATGAGACCTCAGGCGTCAGCGTCGTTCGTCTTCATGGTAACAAGATTGCAGAAGTTTCAGACGACACCATGACAATCTTCGACGGTGGTTGGCAGTCTACCACCACAAAATCACGCCTCAATGCACTTTGCGAAGAATTCTGCATTGATGGAGAGTGTGTCTATCAGAAGAACTTTCAGTGGTATGTTGACAAGTTCGTAGGAATGGCAGGACAAAGCAAAGTCTTCAATACCTACGATTTCACCAACGGATTCATCTTTGCCTGATTCTTACGATGCTTAAAAAGACTCTCATTCGTGTCGTTGGTGAAACCTCCAACGAGATAGATTCAAACCTCACAAGACTCGAAAAGTTCAGCGTTTTCTGTCAAGTTTGCGACGGTATGCTCAAAGACGGTAGAATCACCAAAGCACAACATTCATCATGGACACACATTTTCTAATGACAGATCCTTGCACTATGGCACTCGAAAGCGATCAAGAGTTAATGTCACTTTATGAGAAGTGGGATGAACAACAAGTTGAGGAATTCTTCAACGACGTTGACACAATGAACATCAAATGCGACGAATTCAGTCAGGAGCAATTCACAGTATGATGGAAACTACTATCGAAGAAGATCTGCACTATCTAACATGGGTCATCGAAGATCTATCAGAAGATCAGATCGATGAAATCATGACAAAAGCAGAGCAATTAAAGATCTCTGCCCGCTATTACGTTGAGGAGTTCACTTCACTATGAAAGACAACATCGTTGATCGTGATGCACTACAAGAGCAATTAATCATGAATCAGATTGATGACATGGATCTCAAAAC